GTAGAACTGCGTCCAGGGATATATCTCATCACATTGCGAGTTTGACGAATTACCTTAGATCCCTGTGTGCTGCCCACTGCCATATCTACCCAGTTGGTATTGGTATTCCAAGTAGCTGATCCTCCCAAGGTAGTGCTTTCATCCCAGACATCTGTTTCTTTACCGTATTGGAATGTATTAAAGAAATCAGTTTGATAATCTGATATTTTGATACGGTTCTTGCTAGTGTAGCCTGCTTGAGAATCTAGTGTTCTTAAACTGGGCTTACCTTCAGCATCATAGGTTAATGCTTTGTGTAGGTCGTAGAGATTGGGTTCGTCACTGTGGACGTAGTTTGTTGAGTTAGGATTTCGAATGCCCATTGATTATGCCCATGGGCGGCCCTGAATTAGACCCCCTACATTTGGATTATCTTCTACAGTATTATCTGCTTTATATTTTGTAGGTAGTTGTGTAATGTCTGCGGTTGTATCGGCATATCTGCCCGGTTCAATAAGATTTTGATCTGCTCTGTCTTGTCCAGCTAGAGCTAGTTTAGCTTCTTGTCTTAGTTTTTTATTTGCTAGAGTTGAAATTCCGTTAGCTGACATTTTAATTTCCTCCGTGGATTCTAAAACTGTTGCCTCGTATATCATCAACGTGCTTAGGTTTGTTTGGCCCACCACCTGCTAGAGTTGTTACTGCGTCTGGTGCAGCATATTCTTCTTTGGGAGTGTTTGAATATTCAGTAGGATCGCCTTTGTCTGCTAGGTCTACGATCTGACGGAATCTGCGAATATCGTCATTGTAAAAATCTTCGTCTTTGATTGCTGGCTTACCTTGTTTCTGCATGAAGCTGACAATATCATCATAGTGTGCCATATCCACCGGGCCGTTCTTGCTGAGTTCTATAACTCTCTGTGCAAGATCATGTATGTCTGCATCTTGTTTGATATCTTCACGAGCTAATTCTAGCAGTCTAATAAAAAGAGGAACGTCTAACTGAACTATATCCATTTGTAATCTCCGATTGAATATTTATCGGTTAAATATGTTTACTATGATCAACAAAGAACCTTTCAAACAATTAATCAAAGACCTTAAAGATTCCGGCAAATATCGTGTATTCAACGACATTGTTCGCGAGCGTGGTGAATTCCCCAAAGCTATATGGTATGGGCCCTATAACATTAAAACTATAGTTAATTGGTGCTCAAACGATTATCTAGGTATGGGGCAGAACAAAGTAGTGCTAGATGCCATGCACACAGCTCTAGACCAAACAGGGTCGGGTTCTGGCGGAACTAGAAATATAGGCGGACATAGTCATTATCATGTGGCTCTAGAACACGAACTAGCCATACTGCATAACAAAAGTCGTGCCCTGCTGTTTAGTTCAGCATATGTGGCCAACGAATGGACACTGATCAGCCTTGCTAAGATCGTGCCAAATATACAGTTTATTTCTGACAGTAAAAACCATAACAGTTTGATCGTAGGCATACAACACAGTCGAGCAGCCAAACAGATATTCGAACATAATGATCTAGAAGATCTAGAAAACAAATTAGCTCACAGTAAATTAGCAGGACATACTCCGTGTATAGTATTTGAGTCAGTGTATTCTATGGACGGTGATGTAAGTCCTATCAAGCAGATCTGCGATCTAGCAGACAAATATCAAGCTATAACTTACATCGACGAAGTTCATGCTGTGGGACTTTACGGCACACACGGTGGCGGCAAAGTTGAAGAACTAGGTTTAGAAAATAGAATCGATATCATTAACGGAACACTGGGCAAAGCATTTGGCGTCCAGGGCGGTTACATTGCTGCTGATGCAGATGTTATTGATGCCATCCGTTCAGTAGCTGCTGGATTTATCTTCACCACATCAATGAGCCCTGTGGCCTGTGCTGGTGCTCTAGCCGCAGTTAAGTATCTTAAAGATCATAATGAAATACGAGACAAGCATCAAGAACGTGCTAGAAAACTCAAGCATAGATTAAATGCCAACGGTATTCGAGTCATGGAATGTTCTACTACACACATCGTTCCTGTGCTGGTAGGCGATGCTGTTAAGTGTAAGGCAGTGTCAGATATGCTGTTAAACGAATACAACATCTATGTGCAGCCTATCAACTATCCTACAGTAGATGTGGGAACGGAGCGGTTACGTTTTGCACCTACTCCGTTTCATGATGATGGAATGATTGAAGATCTTATTTCTGCTCTGAAGGCTTCGTTTGCGTATCACCAGGTGCAAGTCTAAAACGGTCTTCAATAATATCTGTAGTTCCTACTTCAAATATCACAGTGTTGGGTTCTAGAGCTTCCACTTGATGGGGGCTCATTTCTGCAAAGTCTGCGGTCTTGCCTGCTTCTAGCTCAGCCTGTTTCAATTCGCCTGTGCCTACATCAGTCCAGGTTACACGAATCTTTCCTTCGTTGACAAACCAGCTCTTGCGTTTATCTCTATGAAACACTAGGCTAGTCTTTGCGCCCACACGCTCAAATACTAGGATCTTTCCACAGTATTTTTCGTTGTTGGCCCAGACTAATTCAAAGCCCCAGCCCTTGTCTAACTTTCCTGTTGGTTGTTGGTTCATGGTCTTTTCTCAATAATTTTATCAATAAGCCCGTATTCTAAGGCTTCTTCTGCGCTCATAAATTTATCTCTATCCATATCACGTTCGAACTCTTCGTAGGTCTTACCTTGGGTATTATGTTTGACATAAAGTTCTGTTAGACGTTTCTTGATGTGCATGATCTCTTTGTATGAAATCTCAATGTCAGATGCCATACCTCTTGCACCGCCCGATGGTTGGTGGATCATATGACGAGCATTGGGCAGCATAAAACGTTTGCCCTTTGCACCTGCATTGGCTAGAAACGATCCCATTGAACAGGCCTGACCCATGACATAGGTAGCCACATCACATTTAATAAACTGCATGGTATCATAGATACTCAAACCTGCTGTGACCACACCGCCCGGCGAGTTAATGAATAAGTTAATGTCTTTGTTTGGATCTTCTGATTCCAAAAATAACATTTGAGCAACAATCAAATTAGCCATATGGTCTTCAACTGGACCATTTAACATAATGATACGCTCTTTGAGTAATCTGCTGTAGATATCGAAAGCACGTTCGCCTTTGGATGTAGTTTCGATTACCATTGGGACTAGTGTCATAGTGTTCCTTTGTTGTATTAAAGTTACAGTATATAGAAAATTGTAACGCAGGTCAAGTATGTAGCAAAAATCTCTTGCTTTTCGGCATTAAGTGAGTATATAATAGTCCTGAAGGTTAAATACTTTGTCGCGAAAGCGATCCCCTTTAGATTGAAATCAAAATGAGCACTTTACTATTAAATGCAGACATGCAACCTATCAGCTTACTTCCGCTGTCTACTGTAGACTGGCAGGAAGCCATACGATATATGGTTTTGGAAAAGGCCACTGTGTTAGAATGGCACAATGATTGGATTGTAAGATCGGCTCGCTGGGAAACCCGTGTGCCAGCTGTTCTGCTGCTCAAAGAATACCAAAAGCCAAAGAACACCATGCGACTATCTAAGCGTAATGTGTTCTTGCGAGATGAATATGTTTGCCAATACTGCGGCACAGATGTAACAGATCAAACTGCTACTTTGGACCATGTTCATCCTGTGAGCCAGGGCGGTAAGACCACTTGGGAAAACTCTACCACTGCATGTAAGCCCTGCAACTACAAGAAGGCTGCTCATGTGGGCAAGTTCAAACCAAAAGTCTTACCATACAAGCCGCACTTTTGGGATCTAGCCGAAAAACGTAAGCGGAAAGGCTATCATTTGGGTCACCCAAGTTGGGCAACCTATTTGGGTTTAGATTGAGTTGACAATCATAGCATTTGAATTTATAATTAGAGTTATTAAGGTAACTTTAAAAGGATTCAAATGCTATTAACCCTTGTTCGAGAAACACCTGCTGCTACTCAATTATACGCAGACAAGGTTAATTCTCAATTTCATAAAAGTCAGTCGCACTATGTAAGTCTTGCTGAAAGATTGCGTTCTTCTATTGGTGAAGAATTTTGGAAGCAAAGTTTACTCGAAGACAGCATTGATAACTTTCGTTCTCTCAATCCACAAATTAAAACGTGGAATGATTTAACTCTTTGTTCTGCTCAACAAACTACGCTCGATCTTATCGATATCGACATCACTTTACAGCGTCTTTATGATTTGATTCACGGCTGTAATATTTTAGATCACTTCAAGCAAATTTTGGTGATGCCTATTTGTGTGTATCGCGAACCCACAAGGCCCGGTCGTTATGTTTGTTGGGATGGTCAACACACTGCTATTGCTCTTTGGATTATTGCATCTAAGGTTCTAGGAGAGGACATTTCAAAGTGTAAGGTTCCTATTGTTGTATATGCATCTGAACAAAAATCCGAAATGCGTGAATGTTTTATTTCTCTCAACGGTGATGCCAAAAGACCGTTAGACCACATTGACATTGTGCATCAAAAAGTTTTTGGTGTTCGCGCAGATAAATCTAACAATAGCGAATGGAAAGTTGTTGAGAACAAATACACAGCTCTAGAAAACTGCAAAATTTTCTTAACTAATAGAAAATTCAACGACATTGATCAGCCGGGAGCTTACAGTCGTTTAGATGAATTTATTGATCCAAATTACGAACCTGTTATTACAGAGTATTTTGCCAAATATTTCTTTAAAGTATGCAAAAGTTCAAGACCTGTGCGACCAAAAGAAAGTTGGATGATCTACGATTTCTTTAAAATGTGTAAGATTCAGAAGATCGATGTCTCAGACAAGTATATCGGCGATGTGGCTCGCGGACTAAAGACTGCAATGGGCGGAGATTTTGATTCTGACGAGTTCTACGCCAAAGCTAAAAAGTCTTATCAAGATTGGTGGCGTGATAATAAACCAAGCCCGGACGGAACTCTTTGGGGTATCTCTTACAACGAAAATAAAATTGCTTTAACGTTCTTATTGGCACAACTCAAGAAGAATACTTCCGACATCGTATTGCCAAAAATGAATCCGTTATGGCCTGTTAGTCAAGGAGACTTATTTTGATTCTACGAGATGCTACTCTCGATAAACGCAAGGATGCACAGACTCTCAAAGAACAAATTGAAAGTCGTGCAACTTGTAAACTGAGTTGGTGTGATGAACCTTTAACGATGTTTAAAGGTCCAAATGATCGACATCTTTGTCGAGGTCATCAAATCAAACAAAGAGAGTATGGAGGATTGGGTCGAATTGACCGCCCTTGGACATTTTCTCGCAAATGGGTATGTGATTGGTGCGGCTACAATCCAAAAGAAGATTCTTGGTTTGAAACTCAAAAATGGGACGACGAAGATCACAAACTTAGAACTATGCGTAATATGCTAGTCGGTGATCACAAAATTAGAAAAGCAGACGGTGGTGCCGATGACGATACCAATGTCCAAACTCTATGTCAAAATTGTAATTCTAAAAAATCAGGGTTAAATCACGATCATCGCAGGTCGGTTGACAGTAATGACGATTGATGTTATACTATTGCCATAGTAAGAATTTAGGAGCAGACTGTGCGTTATTATATTGTCAGTTGGGATAATTTGGGTGTAGAGTTCTTTGAGGAAATCACCAAATATCATCCCGACAATTGGGCTAGGGCTCATTTGTTTGACAGCATCAAACAGAGCAAGAAGGTTGAAAAGAATTTTAGTTTCAACGTTCAGCATTTGATCATGCGAGCTCAAATGAATAGTCATCGTCATTACGAAATCTATGTGTTCACATCCACAGATGATATCGAACCCAAAGATATTCGAGAATGGTTTGAATGCGATCCACAGTCATTTGCGAATTGGGTGCGTGATAATCACAGTTACGAAATTTACTCTAATAGAAAAACAACAAAAGACGTGATAGTCTAGGGAGAAATATGGATACACTTTTGGTTCTATGGTTAATGGCTTTCGGCAATAACGCCTATAACGAATTGACAAAACAGCCGCCCGATGTTATAATAACTAAATTACCAGTAGCACCAGAATTGTATTATCCAGAACTCACAGAAGAAATGTGGGACCCTAATTGGATCAACAAGAAAGTTTAAAATGAGAACACAACCACAGGTTATTATTCAACAGTTAGAAGCAGACAACAGTCGTCTGGCCAAAGAGGCTGTGCTAGAATCTGCTATGAATCAAGGACTAGACGAGTTCTTTGAAGGTGTGCGTATGTGCCTAGACAACCTATATACATTTGGTGTCAAACAGGTGCCAATCAGCGACAAGGACGGTCAAGGTCTAAGTTGGGACAACTTCAAACAGTTGGCAGAAGCTCTTTATAAACGTGAGCTCACCGGTCATGCTGCTCGTGATGCTATCCAGTTGGCCATGGATGTGGCCACTCGTGAACAATGGAACGACTTCTATCGTCGTATCCTTATCAAAGATCTACGCTGTGGTGTATCTGAAACCACTGTGAACAAGATCGCTAAGAAATCTAAGAAACCGCAGTATTCAGTGCCTGTGTTTGAGTGTCAGCTCAGTCATGATTCAGCCAATCATGAAAGCAAGCTCACAGGTAAAAAAATCGTAGAGCGTAAGTTAGACGGAGTCCGTTGTCTTACTGTCATAGACTTTGAACAAAGAACTGTGACTCAGTATACTCGCAACGGCAAAGTTCTAGAAAACTTTGCGCATATCACAGATTATCTGCAACAACATATCGACACCTTTGGCAGGTCTTATGTGTTAGACGGTGAGATCATGAGCGGTTCGTTCCAGGATCTCATGAAGCAGGTGCATCGCAAGGACAATGTTAATGCATCAGATGCTCATCTCAATCTGTTTGATATCGTGCCTTTGGTAGAGTTCAAACAGGGCAAGAGCGTG